CGTAAAGTGCTACGCCACGAGGTTACACAACCTCACTCGTTACGTTGTTTTTGCAGATGGAATTCGCTACCGTATAGTTTGGGTATCAACCAACTATAGCTGAACACTGGGCAGGCGTCAAATCGAGGCCCCCTCCCATATAAGAGGTGGGTCTCTATTTTACATTATAATAATCGGGCATAGTCCCAAGTTTGTTAGTTAGACCCACGGAGGGAACTATGCGATTTAATGAAACACAAGTTAAACCAAAGAAAGAACCTAAGCCTAAAGAAAAGAAAGTGGTTATCAAGGCTGGTAGTAAAGACTATGACTACGCAGAGTTAGCTAACACTAAGAAGATTCTTACAGGAAGGGGTTCATTCTAATGGCTGGTAATAAGTATAAAGAAAAAGTGTCTGATGATAGTCTAATCAATTTGATTGAGACTGGCATTCAGAATTCTACGGGGGAATGGTTAAACTCCTCTGACATGACACGGGAACGTCAACGATCTACATATGAGTTTGCAGGTGTTGCTGCAGATCACTTAGCACCTCAGGGTGTATCTAGTATTGTTGACACGTCTACTACAGAAACAGTAGAGGCATACACTGCAATTTTGTCTGATCTATTCCTAAACAACGGAAAATTGGCTAGGTTTGTACCATATGACAACTCTCCAGGGTCTTTTAAAAGTTCTAGAGATGCTTCTATGATTACCAATTATGCTATCTTTAAACAGAACAATGGGTGGGAAATTATCCAAACCTGGATAAAAAGTGCTCTTTTGTGGAAGAATGGTATTATTCGGTGGGACTATGTAGAAGGTTACGACTACGAGTTTGAAGAATACGAGAAGATCTCTCAGGGCCAGTTAGATATCCTCCTTGCTGAAGAAGGGGTTGAGATCATTGGTGATCTTAATTATGAAAATGAATTAGGTGAGTTAAACATGGAGACCGGACAGCAGGATGCTGAGTTGGTTTATGTTGATGTGCGTATTCGTCGTAAGAATGATAACTCTCGTGTTAAGATTGAGAACATAGCACCAGAGTCTTTTAGGATCTCTAGGGACGCTAAGTCAATTGATGACGCTAGTTTCGTAGGTATACAGACAACTCTAACTCGCTCAGAGATCCGTAAGATGTGGCCTGATGTTGCAGATAGCATTGGAGAAGATGAGTGGGATGAACTTGGCTATGACACTGGTTGGGATGGTAATGGTAGTTACGCAGAGGATATAGCAGCACGTAAGTTAGTTACAGGTCAAAGTTACATGCAAGGTAATATGACTGATGACATTACAGCACTAGAGGCCAATCGGGAAGTTACCATAACAGAGTGTTGGATTAACGTTGACCGCGATGGTGATGGGGTTGCTGAACTTAAACACTTCATCACTGCAGGTGATACGGTTTTGTATGAATGTGATGTGGATATGATACCAATCGCTTGCCTATCACCTATTGATATTCCATATGAGTTTTATGGTTTGTCAATCGCTGACTTCACACGATCATCTACACTGGCAGCTACTGCAATTCTTCGTGGGTTTGTTGAAAATACATACCTTACAAACTATTCACCAAAGCTTGCTGATCCAAACGTTGTTGATTTTTCTGCTCTCCAGAACATTAGGCCAAAACAGATTATCCCAACTAACGGAAATCCAAATGGTGCTGTAGCCGCTATGCCTCCAGAGGCAATTAGTTCAGGAACTGTGCCGCTACTTTCACACTTACAAACAATCAAGGAACAGTCAACTGGTATGTCTAAGGCCGCTCAAGGTCTTAACGATTCTTTGTATGTGTCTGGTAATAGTGAATCAAAGGTAGCTGCAGTTCAGTCTGCATCTCAAAAACGTATTCAGCATATTGCTCGTAGGTTTGCAGAGACAGGTATGAAGCGTCTGTGTACAGGTGTGTATAAGACTATGCGGAAATGCTTGAAGACGCACTCTAAGTTTAGTTACCAAGGTGTGTTCGCGGAGATAGATATCATGTCACTCCCATCACGCATGGACGTTGAGGTGTTCTTAGATATCGGTGAGAACTCAAACGCAAACATGATTAAGAAGTTTGAAATGCTTGGTAGCAAGGTCTTGCCAGCACTTAACGGTCAAGGCCAGGGTGTTGTAATTCGTCCGGAAGCTCCTGCTATTTTAGCTACAAGACTTATAGAATCTATGGGTATTGATAGTCATGATTATCTTGAAGACTACACAACAAATGAGTTTAAAGACAAAGCAATTAAAACTGTTCAACAGCAATCTGAAAAGGTTCAAAAGGATGGTGCTCTTGCACAACGTAAAATGGAAGCTGATGCAGCACTTGCTGAGGCCAATGTTAATTTTACTAACGCACAATCTAAGAACACTGTGGATGACAACACTAAAAGATC